CGCTGGATCGCACGCCGAGCTTCCAGCCATGTCCCCTACACAGCAACGCCTGCGATCAAGCGGCAGCGCCATATGCGATAGCCCTGGGGTCGCCCAAGGGGGCGTCCGTCGCGGCCAGGCGGGCGCGGTTGACCACCAGCGAGGCCACCGCCTCGATCGCCCGGACCGAGCGCGTGGCGGCCTCCGCCCACAGCCTCAGCGCCAGGGTTTCCGCGGCGCGGCCGGTGGCGGCGGCGGCTGCGGTGGCGAGGGAGGCGCTCATGCGTGGTGGTCCGTATTGCGCTCGCGGGCGCGCGCCAGGCCGATGCGGTTCATTTCCTCGATCTTTTCCTCGATGCGCAGCAGGTGCTGCGACAGGCGCCGGTCGACGTCGCGGATGAGGGAGAGCGGCACGTAGGTGCGGGCCACCTCCAGCTTGAAATTCGCCAGCTCGTCGCGGGTGCGGTTGACGACGTCGCTTTCCCGCTGGTCGCTGCGGTCGATGCGTTCGAGCAAGTCCTTGCGCAGTCCGTGCATCATCCAGAACAGGGCGGCGACGATCGGCGCCTCCACCACGGTGATCCACCAGGTCGCTTCGATCTGCATGGGGCGGGTCCTCTCGGCCTCCTTGTCGGATGCGGTGGGGGGCGCCACCCTGAGGCAGCACCGGAAAAATCGACGATGTGGAACGAGCCGTATCTCGAAACCTGCTGCCGCGCCGCGCTGCACCGGCTCACGCTGGTGGGCGCCGGGGGCCGCCCCGACGGCCTGAAGGACGGCCCCTGCCTGCAACGCCTGCAGGGCATGGGCCTGGCCGTGCTGCGGGGCGACGGGCGCTACACGATCACCGCCGAGGGCGTCGCGCGGCACGCCGGCGAAGTCCTCCGCCGCCAGGCGGGCTGACAAAACCGGCGGGGGCCTTAGCTTCCCCGCCACTGCGCGCCGCGCACCGCCGCCGGCACCAGCGGCAACCGCACCGGCTCCGCCAGCAGGCAGCCCGCCAGCGCATCCAGCGCATCGTCCCGCGCGCCGCGCGCATCCGGCTTCCACGCGGCCATCTCGGCCGGGAACGGGGTGTGGAACACCGCCTCGTGCACGTGCATGCGGCGCGCCGCCATGGCCGGTTCCAGCGCCGCCAGGATGCGGCCCGACTTGGCTTGCCTGCTGACGTGTTTCAGCACGGTGCAGGCGGCGCCGGCACGGGCCATCTCGCGCTTCAGCAGCGCCGGCAGGAAGCGGCCGAGGCCGTTGGTTTCGACGCGCACCGCCGGCAGCAGCAGCTCCCGCGCCAGCAGCGCGACGGCCTGGCATTGCTGGGTGGCGGGGTCCGTCGGGCTGTCCGGGTCGTGCGTCAGGTAGGCCAGGCGGTGCAGGTAGTGGTTGCCGGCGCCGTCGGCGTAGGTGGCGGCGAGCACCGAGGCGTCGCCCGAGCCGGGGCGCCCGTAGGCGGGGTCCCAGAAGCCGCCGCCGGACAGCAGCCTGTGGCCGAGCAGCGTCAGTTGCGCGCGGCCCCCGGCCTCGCGGTATTCCGGTTCCTCGCGGTAGCGGATGAGCAGCGCGGGGTCGAGCCGGGCGGCGGCCTCGGCCACCGCCTGCAGCAGCATCTGGCGGGCGAAGGCGGGCGGGCCGACGCGGCTGCGCAGCGCCTCGACCTCGGCGTGGGGGAAGCGTTCCGGCCAGGCCCTGCCGCCGGCGGCGTCGAGCAGCGGGATCAGCAGCCGGTGGTAGCCGCCGAGCCAAGCGCCGGGCTGGCCGGCCGTGGCGTACAGCGTCTCGGCGCAGTGCGGCGTGCCGACGTAGAGGATGGTGCCGCCGGGGACCAGGACGAACTCGGTCTCGGTCAGCCGTTCGCGGAGTTCGGCGCGCTTGCCTGGCGTGTCGCAGTTGCCGGCGACCTCCACGTCGTCGCACACCACCAGTTCCGCGCGGGCGCCGGTGATGTTGCCGCCCGTGCCCTGGGCCAGCACCGAGGGGTCGCGCAGCACGGCGCGGCGGGCCACGGTGAAGCGGTCCATCGCCCAGGCATCGGGTTGTTCCGGCAGCAGGTGGCGGCACAGCGGGTGGCGTTCCAGGATGCGGCGCGTCGTCGCCACCATCTTCACGGCAAGCGGCAGGTCGGCGGCCAGCACCAGGATGCGGGCGTCGGGATCGCGCAGCAGCCACCAGGCGCAGAACAGCCCGACGAGGGTGGACTTGCCGCAGCCGCGGAAGGCCATCAGCAGCAGGCGGCGGTCGTCGTCGTGGCGCCGCGCCGCGAGCCAGCGGAGGATGCGGCGGTGCACGGCGGGGGTCTGCTGGTTCTGCACGGCGTTCCAGATCCAGACGAATTCCAGCAGGTCCGGCTCAGTCGTCATGTGCGGCGGCCTCGTCCGAGGCGGTTGCGGCGAGGCCCGCCTGGGCGGCGTCGCGCAGCGCGGCGACCTCGTGCCGCTGGTCCGGGTCGCCGGCGGCGACGGCAAGCTTCAGCAACTGCTCGTAATGCGTGAGGGCGGCGCGGGCGGCGGCATGGCGGTTGACGAAGGCCTTGAGCTGCTCGGCGTCGAGGTCCGGGAAGCCGCCGAGGAAATCCTCGTAGTCGGCGAAGACGACCTGCGCGGCGCCAGCGATGCCGGCGTTGCCGAGCGGCGGCGGTGGCTGCCGGCGGGGGGCCTTCATGCCAGTGCCTTGACGGCACGGACGAAGGCGGTGCCGCTGCCGACCGTGACGGTGCTGGCGCCGGCACTGTCGTTGCGGGAGGTGACGCGCACGGTACTGCTGCCGGCGACCGCGGCATGGAACGTGACGCTACCGTTCTGGAAGCCGGCATCCTTGGCGAAGCCGGCGGCCAGGAAATCGCCCTGCGTCACGTCCGGCAGCGCGACATCGAGGCTGGCCGTGGCGCCCTGCGCCAGGCTCGGCACCGTCCAGGCCATGCTGGCGCCTAGCTCGCGGCGGCCCCAGCGGCGGGTGCCGCCGGCCAGCACGGGCGGCGCCTGGTGCCCGGCGCAGAACAGCCGGAGCGAGCGCAGCGTGGCCGCCGCGCTGCCGCCGCGCACGCCGATGACGGCGTAGCGGCACGAAGGGTGCAGCGTGATGCGCTGCAGCCGGTTCAGTGCGGCGCCGCCGATCAGCGTGTCGAGGTCCGCGTTGCCCTCCCACCAGTAGGATGGCGCGCCGGACCAGACGATGTTCATGTTGGAGAACAGCGCCGGCGCGGCGTTGCCGAGCACGGTCTCGGCCGCGTCGAACTGCACCGCGACGGGGCGCAATTCGCTGCCCTCGGCGGCCAGGAAGAACTCGCGGCACTTTTCCGCGTCGACCACGAAGGCCAGCGCGCGGGAGGTCGGCAAGGTCACGCTGTCGGCGTTCAGCGTCAGCAGCGAAAGGCCGGGGAAGCACAGGCTGTTCAGCGCCGTGGGCCCGCCATTGGGGTTGCCGGAAAGCACCGCCATGCCCTCGAAGCCGAGTTCGGCCGCACTCCAGCGGAAGGCCCGGGCACGAACGCTTTCGGCCGCCGCGACCAGGCGCGGCGTACCGATGGCGGCGGCCGACTGGTGACGCGGGATCACGGTGCAGCCGGCCCGCGTGGCGGTGGCGGCGTAGTCGATGCCGGCGCCGGTCCAGCCGTAGGTGCCGACGTAGTTGACCTCGAACACCGCGTCGTTGAAGCCGCCGGTGACCCGGGCGACGTGCGGCGAACACGCCTCCATCCGGGCGCCGACCACGTGCAGGCCGCGGCCATCGGCGGCCTCCAGCAGGAAGGGAATGGCGTCCACCGTGCCGGGCGTGCCCTGGCGCTGCAATTCGAAGGCCGGCGAGACGAACAGGTGGGCGTTGTGGCGGTTATAGGCGCCGAGGGCGGCGGAGAAGCGGACGCCGAAGCGGGCCAGCGTCGGGTTGGTCGCGGACTGGCAGGCGAAGTGGCCGCCGATGTGCCGCAGCGAGTTCATCCACGCGCCGGCCGTCAGTGTCCGCAGATCCAGGCCGATGCGGTTGTCGATCAGCCGGCCGTAGTACAGCTCGCTGTCCTCGCAGCCGCGCTCGTCGCCCACGAGCTGCACGCCGATGGTGAAGCCCGCGGCCTGGCGCACCTCGACCATGCAGGCGTCGATGTTGCGGATACGGATGCCGACATCGCCCTCGTTCGACCAGTCGGCCAGCACGGCGCGCACCACGCTGAGGCCGCGGTAGACCTTGCGCTGGTTGCGGGCGGTGCCGCCGTCACCGAGCGTCAGCGCGGCCTGGCCGGGCGGGCCGGCGTACAGGATGGTGCCGCGCATCCGCAGCCCGGCGGCGGCGCCGAGCAGGGTCAGCGCCATGGTGGTGCGGAAGGTGCCCTCGCCGATCTCCAGCGTCTTGCCCGATGCCGCGGCGGCGTTGAGCGCGGCTTGCAGCGCCGGGCCGTCATCGGTGGCGCCGTCGCCGGTGGCGCCGAAGTCGCGGGCCGAGAGGCGTTCGGCCAGCTTGTCCTCGACGGTGCGCGGCACGCTGCCGGGGAAGGGCACGCCGATGTTGCCCTCAGCGCGGTCGAACACCGCCACGTCGCCCAGGCTGTCGAAGCCGAGCAGGCTGTTGGCGCGGACTCCGCGCAGCGGCAGCGTGGTGGCGCCGCCGACCTCGGAGGGGTCGAGGTGCAGGGCGAAGCCGACCTCCTCCTTCACCTCCTGCAGGGCCGCCACCTGGTAGTCGAGTTCGTCGTTCAGCGTGCGCGCGCGGAGCACGCCGTTCTCCTGGAGGTCGGTGGTGCGGGAGACCGGCAGGTTGCGCCGCAGGGTGACGCGGGTGCCGGGGGGCGGTGGCTCGAAGAAGTCCACGGCGCCGCCATCGGAGACGCCGGCGCCGGCCACGGCGAAGCCCGAAAGCTGCACCAGGTTGTCGAACCGCACCTCGATGTCGGCGTCGGCGAAGATGGGGAAGGGGTAGGTGAAGCTGGTCTGGACGCCATCGGCCGCGTACTGAACGCGGGGCGCGACGTCGCCGATCGTGATGTGTTCGTCCATCGCGGGTACGGCTCCAAGAAAGGGGTCTGCGGTGATGCGGCGGCCGGTCAGCCCAGCAGGTTGCGCGCGGCGAAGCCGAGGCTGCGGCCGGAATGCAGCACCGCGGTCAGCGTGCCGTCGGGGATCAGCAGGTTGGCGCGGCCCTGCGCCAAGCGGGCGCGGAAGGTGGCGTCGTCGGCGCCCTGCGAGGCCGCGGCATCCTGTTGCAGCCCGGCGACCAGCGCCCCCGCCGAACCCTCGTCCGGCGACAGCCCGCCGGCGGCGAAGCGTGCGCGCGCCGCCGCCACCGTGCGCGCCAGGGTCTGCGCGCGGGATTGCGCGTCGCCCTGGCTCTGCACCGCCAGCGCCTGCTGCCGGCCGACCTCCTGCTGCTGCGCGACCTGCACCTGCGCCTTGTTGTTCGCCGATGCCGCCTGCGCCTGGCGGACGTTGCCGTACAGCGTGGCGCCGGCGCCCACGAGCGAGGCGATCGAAGCGAGAGCGGCCATCAGTCGGTGATCCTCATGTCGGTGGTGACGGAGAGCAGCGTCATCGGCAGCGCCGTGTCGTCCTCGATGCGCCACAGCGGCTGCGCGGCGTCGCGGTGCCAGCCGATGGCGCGCAGCGTCACGTCGCCGGTGAAGCGCGGCGGCGGCGCGTCGAGCAGCGCGGTGTTGAGCCGGCGGAACGACACCGGCTTGCTGCCGCGGCCGAGATCGACCGACAGCGCCGCCGTCTCCAGCAGGCGGAATGTCACGGCGACCAGCCGCAGCGGCGCGGCGCGGACGCCGACCGGGGTCACCAGGTCGGGCGGCAACGGCTCGATCAGGTGGCGGAACGGCAGGCCGATCTGCACGCCCAGCGCCGGCGGGTCGATGGTGATGGCGCCGGCGGACACCGTCGCGGCTTCCCGCGGCGCGCCATCGGCGACCACGCCGACGCCACGCGCATCGAGGTGGCCGAGGCCGCTCCAGCGGTCCTGCGGCACGGCGGCGGTGCCGGTGAGTGCGGCGTCCAGCGCCAACGCGTCGTCGAAGCGTTCCAGCCGCTGCGTGGCCCCGCGCTCGACCACCACCCACACGGTGCCCTCGATCTCGGCAAGGGTGCGGAAGGCGCCGTCGGTTTCCTGGCGTGTCCAGGCGGTGACCGCCTCGGCGCGATACAGCGTGAGCGTGGCGATCGAGCCGTCGGCCATCGCCACGTGCAGCAGCCGCCGGAGCTGGTCGTAGGCCATCGCCACCGGGTCGCGCACCAGGTGCTGCGCCGCCAGCGCCAGGTCGTTGGCCTGGTAGATTTGTTGCAAGTCGGTGTAGACGAACTCGAAGATCCCGCGCCCGCTGCGGGCGGCGAAGATGGTCGAGCCGTCCACGTCGACCGGCGGCAGCAGCCGTGCCACCGGCGAACCCACGCGGGTCTGCCGGTTGAGCTGGATGCTGGTGGGCGTCAGCGGCGCGCCGCTCACCTGCCATTCGTTGCCCGAGGTGAAGACCTGCAGATGCCGGCCGGAGAACACGCCGCGGATGGCGTTCACCTGGTCGGACACCAGGCCGAACTCGAACCCCTGGTCGTCGAGGCCGGTGCCGAGGTCGAAGTTGAACAAATCACCGGATTGCGACAGCCACAGCCGGTTCGGCAGGTCTCGCGAGCCGCCCAGCACCAGGCGATCCTGGTGGAAGCACAGCGTCGTTGGCCAGCCGCGCACCGGCGACAGCGCGGCCTCGTCCCAATCCGTGGTCGCCGCGGTGGAGGACAGTGCTGCTTCAAGCGCCACGCTGGCCTGGACCGGCGAGGCGACGCCGGTGACCAGCACCCGCTTGCCGCCGACTCGGAAATGCGTGCCGACATTGCCAGGCAGGAACACCGCGGCACTGGCGACCAGCGTGACGGGGCCGGTGGTGGCGCTCGGCGTCAGCGTGACCGTCGCTGCTGCGAAGCGGTGGAAGGGCTCGTTCAGGAAGCTCCACGGCGCGACGGTCCAGGCGGTGTTGCCGGTGCGCGTGATGCGCTGCGGCACCATGTCCGGATGGCACAGCAGCAGCGTGTCGGCGCTTTGCGTGAACGCCAACTGCGGCAGCATCGCCGCGGTCCAGGGGCCGGCGAAGGATGTCGCCTCCGCGTCGCCGATGAACACTTGGCAGCGGCCGGCGGTCAGCACCAGCAGGTAGGTCTGCTCGGTGTTGAACTCGAACGGGATTAGCCGCGCTGTTCCGGACAACGTCGCCACGTGGCGCAGGCCGGGCCGCCGGTAGACGCCGCCGGTCGCCTGGATGAAGACGTTGCGCAACAACCGCGCGCCATTCGTCCAGGCGCGCAAATCCGGCCGGCCGAGCAGCTCGGGCGCCACCTCGCCGGCGGTGAAGCTGGTCTTGAGCGTGCGGGACTGCGCCATGGTTCAGCCCCGCACGGTGATGAGCGGGAAGTCTTCGAAGGCACGTGGCGTGGATTGCTGACTGTCGGCCAACCGCGCGGCGCGCAGCTCCGCCTCGGCCTGCGTCATCAGCAGTTGTGTGCGGCTGGTGTTCTCGGTCAGCGGGATGCAGAACTCGGCGGCGAGCCGCGTCGCCAATGCGCTGGCGAAGAACGGCGGGAACGCGCTTTCGTCGGGGCGGAAGATGTAGGACAGCGTGGCCTGCTCGGCGTTGCAATGCAGCCGGTCCTCGACGATGCGATAGGTCAGGCCGCGGCCGGAACCCGGCCCGCCGGCCGACAGCACACGGAGGAAGCCGGCCGGCAACTGGAACGCGTTCAGGAAATCCGCCACGGGGCGCGCGGCCAGGCGCGGCAGCGACGCCTGCGCGGTGGCGAAGCTCCAGGGGTGGATGGACAGCAGCGCATCGCGCAGCGCCGGATACAGGTTGGCGGCGACCTCGGCCTCGGCGGTGCCTTCGTCGAGCGAGGCGATCGGCTGTGCGCCGATCTTCAGCAACGCGCGCGAGCATAGCGCGAGGGCGGAGAGGGCCATGAAAAGGGACTCCCGGAAGGGCAAGGGAAAGGAAGGCCGGGGGAAAGTATTCCCCCGGTCCCCCATCTATTTTTGGCAGTTGGCGCTTCGCCTATTCCTTGGCGCGCATCCGCACGACCCCGGTGCCGTCCACCAGCACCGCGCCCTGGCTCATCATCGTGTTGACGAAGTGCGCGGCGCGGTCGCCGTGCCAGGTGATGTCGGTGGCGATCTCGGCGGCCACCGCATGGCCGAGCGCGGTCTTGTGGTAGAAGTAGCAGTAGCGCAGCAGGCCGTTCTTGGTCAGGCCGGTGTGCGGCATCCACAGCGCGCCGAGCCAGCGCTTGGCCTGGGTGCCCTTCCACGGCAGCTCGTCCGGGCCGATGTACTGGGCGTTGGCGAACTCCTGGATCAGCAGCAGCTCCGACCACTGCTTCCAGCCGACCACCGCGTAGCGATTGCCGTCATCCGGCACGTCGGCGTTGCCCAGCGCCTCGAAGGCCAGCAGCACCTTGGCCCGCGTCAGGCCATCCGCGTCGGTGGTGCCGCTGGCGACGCCGATCGCCTCCTGCGTCGCGCCGTCGAGGCCGGCGATGATCAGCTCGTCGGTCTTGCGGCCGAGCGCGTAGGCGCCGGCGTTCGCCACCACCGCGCGCTCGTCGGTGTTGGTCTTCAGCTCGTCGAGCCGGTCGATCCAGTCGCCGGCGTAGTAGTCCTGCAGGAAGCACTCCACGTTGGTGTGGTCGATGTTCATCACCGGCACCACGCCGTTGCGCGCCTTGGCCGCCGCGGTGCCGCGGCCCACCTTCTGGAACACGGTGGAGGCGCCGCGCACCTCGGACTTGCTGCGCACGGTCGGGCGCAGCTTGCTGCCCATGCGCTGGTAGGCCTCATGCACCTCGGCCTGGTACTGCTTGACGAAGGCCTGGTCGATCGAAGCGGACATGTGTCGCGGCTCCACGATGGGGGTTTTTCGAAGCGGTGCGCAGGCGGTTGGCCGGGTCAGGGGCCGCCGTGGCGCCGAGCGACCGCGGCCCGCAAAGCGGGTCCTGATTCCGCGGAAACCTCAGCCAGTTTGAGCAGGCGATAGGGCATCGGCGGGGTCTGGGCGGCGGCCTTGGTCAGGCGCGTCAGCATGGCGGCGAGGTCGTAGCGCCGGTTGAAGCGGTATTCGTTACTGCCCAGGTGGATGACGGCGAGCGGCTTCCCGATCAGCACAAAGCGAAGCACGACCGATGAGCGAGTGGCGCCGATGTCGGTGTAGATTTTGTTTGACGAGGGGCCGGGTATACTCCGTC